CCATGTCGTTAAAAAACTTCCAGAAAAAAGGCTAAAAAATTGTCTAATGGTCAGTCCTCGGGCATAAATAGCATTGAAAAAGTCGTCCAACTGGTTAGCGAACTATCTGAAAAGACCCCGCTTCCAGAAGGTGTTGAACTGCGAACTGAAGATGAGATTATAATTTGGGGACAGTTCACGCGCGCGCGCGCACACGATGGCTGGCGTGACTTTGATTTGCTTTTGGTTGCCAAAGCTGTTCGGCTCGAAGCAGATATCCGCAAGCATCAGAAAACTTTAGACCGTATGGGCATCATTGTAAAAAATGATCGCGGTACGCCAATCCCGAATCCGTTAATTTCAATTATCGATTCTTTTCAGCGGCAACAACTTGCCATTATAAGAAGTCTTAGCCTAAATCAAACAAGCCAAGACCCAAGAACTTTGAATGGGCATGGTGCAGAGCAGAATAAAATTTCTCGCGCTATCAACTCTTTCGATGATCTAATAGCAAGATGACGAATCTAACTACACGCGGTGAAAGAGTAATTGCCTTTATTGAGCATTACTGTAAAGTGCCAAGTGGAAAAAATGTTGGAGTAGATTTTAAACTTGATAAGTTTCAAAAAAAATTCATTCTCGATGTTTACGATAATCCTCACGGTACTCGTAGGGGCTATCTGAGCATTGGGAGGAAAAATGGTAAAACAGCTCTAATCGCTTGCATTTTATTAGCACATTTGGTCGGACCAGAGGCTAAAAAGAATAGTCAAATTATTTCGGGAGCAATGAGCCGAGAACAAGCCGCAATAGTTTATGACTTAGCTTCAAAGATAGTGGCTATGTCTCCTAAGCTCCGAGTTATTGTTCGTGAAGTTCCAAGCTCAAAAAAGCTTTGCGGCTTGCCAATGAATACAGAGTACAGGGCGATCAGCGCGGAAGGTAAGACAGCTCATGGGCTATCGCCAATCTTGGCCATCCTTGATGAGCTTGGTCAGGTCAGAGGACCAAGTAGCGAATTTGTAGATGCAATCACAACTAGTCAGGGTGCGCATGAATCACCTTTACTGATTGCAATCTCAACTCAAGCACCGAACGACAATGACTTGTTTAGCATTTGGTTAGATGACGCTAAGACAAGTGACGATAAAAATATTGTTTGCCACTTATATGAGGCGACAAAAGATTGTGATTTAGAAGACCCTGCTGAGTGGAAGAAAGCAAATCCTGCATTGGGTTCTTTTAGAAGCATGGAAGATGTAATTGAACAAGCCGCTAGAGCAAAGCGGATGCCAAGTTTCGAACCGACTTTTCGCAACCTAGTGTTGAATCAGCGAGTTGAGATGGTTGCCCCATTCGTAAGCAGAGGCGTTTGGATTCTCAATAGTTCTGAGCCTGACGAGTCGGTCTTTTATGAAGAGCCTGTTTATGTGGGTCTTGACCTATCTGGTAAGACTGACTTAACAAGCATGGTGATGATTGCATGGCGAGGCAAATGGCACGTAAAGCCAATATTCTGGACTCCTGAGAAGGGTCTTAAAGACAGGTCGCGTAAAGATCGAGCGCCCTATGATGTTTGGGAATCACAAGGTTACATTCGCACAACTATTGGTGCATCCATTGACTATGAAATGGTTGCGAGAGAGATAGTAGAAATACTTACAGACTGTAATGTCGTTGCTCTTGCATTTGATAGATGGCGATTCGATTTGCTTAAGAAAGAAATCGATGAACTTGGCTTTGTGTTACCCTTAGTCCCATTCGGTCAAGGCTTTAAGGATATGGCTCCTGCGATTGATTCACTTGAGACAATCCTTTTGAATGAGCAATTAGCTCATGGTGGGCATCCAGTTCTAACAATGTGCATGGCAAATGCAAGAGTAGAAAAAGATGCGGCAGGAAATAGAAAATTAAATAAAGCAAAAGCAACTGGTCGCATTGATGGCGCGGTCGCATTAGCGATGGCTGTAGGAGTTGCGGGTATGTCCAAACAAACAGAAGGCGATCTAGACGGATTCTTAGATGCACCACTTGTAATGAAACACTAATCAAATGGCAACACTTTATCAATCCCTACGCCGATGGTTCGGCAATGTTGGCTCTACTGGTCAACAAGATGGCGTTCAGCTAGGCGAGCCGTTTACGCGAGTCTATGACAGTAACAAAGATTATGGGATTGATGGCGCGCTTCAAGTCTCAGCAGTATGGGCATCTATTGAATTACTTACTGACAATATTGCATCTTTGCCATTATTTGTTTACGAGAGAGCTGATGAGACTGATGGTCATAAAACATTAGCTAGAGGAACAATGTTATGGAAGCTCCTCCATGACTCACCCAATCGTCGCCATACTCCAATGGAGTTTTGGCAGTTCATGGTAATGAATTATTTGTTCCGAGGTAACGCATATGCAAGACTTGTTCGTAATGATGCAGGAGAAGTTATCGAAATGTGGCCTATGGCTTCAGACCAAGTTGAAGTCGATGTCCTTGTTGATAAAACAATCATTTACAAATACCAATACGAAGGACAAGTAGCAGTCTACGATGAGAAGTCAATCTTCCATTGGCGCGATAAAGGCAATGGCATCATTGGCATGAGCCGTCTTGACTATATGCGCAACTCAGTTGGCATTGCAGTTGATGCACAGAACCATACATCATTAGGTTACAAGAAATCTGGCAAGCGTCCTGGAGTTTTCATGATCGACAAATTGTTGACTGAAGATCAGCGCAATAAAATTCGCGGCAACTATCGCGGATTGGTTGAAGGTTCAGATGATGATTTATTGGTTCTTGAGGCGGGTGCGAAGTTTGAGCCATTGAGCTTAACTCCTGCTGACTTACAGTTGCTTGATACGCGCAGATTTTCTGTAGAGGATATAGGTCGTTGGTTTGGCATCAGCTCTGTGATGATCAATGACACAAACAAAACAACAACTTGGGGTACAGGCATTGGTCAAATTATTGAAGGCTTCTATAAATTTAGACTGCGCCCAATGCTTGAATCACTTGAGCAATGTATTGATCGCAGAGTTCTAACTCCTAGACAGAGAGAACTTTACACGGCAGAGTTTTCCTTAGACGCAATCTTGCGAGGCTCACTAAAAGAGCGTCTTGATTCTGCATCACAAGCTGTACAAAATGGACTAATGACTCGTAATGAATGGCGGCAATTAGAAAATTTACCTCGTGTAGATGGCGCTGATGAATTAACTGCTCAACTAAATTTAGCTTCTCTATCTGCTTTAAAGACAAATACAAATGCCAATCCCTAATAATGCAATGGTTGATGAGGCACAACGTGGTCTCGATTGGCGTAGCGAATTTGGCAGGGGCGGCACAGAGGTGGGAATCGCAAGGGCGCGTGATATTGTCAACAAAGTTAATCTATCTGACGACACAATTGGTCGCATGGTTTCATACTTCGCTCGACACGAAGTTGATAAACAGGCAGAAGGTTTCCGTCAGGGTGAAGAAGGCTATCCCAGTAATGGTCGCATCGCTTGGGCATTATGGGGAGGTGATGCAGGACAGACTTGGGCAGATCGTGAATGGACTAAGATACAAGATTCGGAGAGTAAGATGATTGCAAGAAAGCAACTTTTATTAAACAGCGTTAGTCTTAAATTTGCAGACGCATCAAGCGGCAAGTTTGGAGGCTATGCTTCAACCTTTGGCGGCATTGATAGTTATGGCGACACAATCATGGCGGGTGCTTATAAGTCCGTCATTGATGCCGTGATGAATGGCTCTGCTCGTATGCCAAAGATGTTTGTCAATCATAAATCTTGGGAAGTGCCGATTGGTAAGTGGACTAAGATGACAGAAGACCAGAAGGGTCTATACATTGAAGGCGAATTAACAATGGGCAATCCTGAGGCCGCGATTGTTAAAGCCGCAATGCAACATGAAACAGTCGATGGCTTGAGCATAGGATATATGCTGAAGTCAAGTGATGTAGAATTTTCTGAGATTAACGGACAAACAGTTCGCGTAATCAAGAACATTAGCGACTTGGCAGAAGTGTCAGTCGTAACTTTTCCTGCTGACGATATGGCTCGCGTTGACTTAACTAGTGTTAAGACTTCGCTTGATCAGATTGAAAGCATCAAGGATTTTGAGGACTTCTTGCGTGAGGCAGGAGGTTTTTCGAAGTCGCTAGCAACGGCAACGGCAAGTCGTGCGAAGCGTTTGTTTGCTCGGAGTGAGTCCGAGGAATTGAAATTGCCAAGTGAACTTCAGCGAATAATCGCTGAGAATCTTAAATCATCTCGGACTCTTTAAAAGGAAATACCATGTCTGATATCGCAGAAATTAAATCCCTAGCGGAAACCCAAGGCACATTGCTGAGTACCACACGTGAACTGAAATCATGGATGGAAAAAGCCAATGGTGAAATCGCGGCTTCTAAAACTGTTGAAAACGAAACCAAATCAGCAATGGAAAAACTTAGCTCTAAAGCGGCTGAGTTGACCGAGAAGTGTTTGGAACTTGAGCGTAAGATGTCTGACTCTGCCAAAGAAGGTCAGAAGCAATCTGAGTCTCTTGGTGAGCAACTGGTTAAATCAGAAGCCTTCCAAGCCATGTCTCAAGGTCGTAGCAAGTTTGCTCGTATTGAGACTAAGACAGCAATCGTCAACGCTACTGGTCAGAACCAACCTTTGGTCGCTGACTTCCGAGTCCCAGGAATTATCACTAATCCGAATCGCGTTTTGACTATTCGTGATGTATTGCCTGTTGGTCGCACATCTTCTAACTTGGTTCAATACACCAAAGAGAATGTGTTTACTAACAATGCAAACGCACAATATTCAAGCCCTGCTCGCGAGAATGTGACTAAGCCTGAGTCAGCAATTACATTCACATTGGCTAACGCCCCTGTGGTGACATTGGCTCACTTCATCCCTGTCTCTCGTCAGGTGTTGGATGATGCTCCTCAACTGCAATCTTATGTTAACGGTCGTTTGACTTATGGCTTGAAGTTGGAAGAAGAAGATCAGTTGTTGAATGGTCTTGGTACAAGCGGCACAATCGCGGGTATCACAGCATCAGGAAACCACACAGCCTATAGCCGTCGCATTACTGGTGACACTAAGTTAGATACATTGCGTCGTGCGATTACTCAGGCTCAGTTGTCTGACTATATGCCTGACACAATCGTCATCAACCCTGCTGATTGGGAAACCATTGAAATCGCTAAGACTACTTATGGTGAGTACATCTTTGGCGGTGAGAATGGTCCTGTTAACGCATTGCAACCATTGATTTGGGGCAAGCGCGTTATCGCTACAAACAGCATGACTGCGGGTAAATTCTTGGTTGGTGGCTTCACTATGGGCGCACAAATCTGGGATCGCATGGATGCCGCTGTTCAAATCTCCTATGAAGATGGCGACAACTTCAAGAAGAACATGGCTACATTGTTGGCAGAGGAGCGTTTGGCTTTGACAGTCTATCGTCCTTCCGCTTTCATTTACGGCAATCTGTAATTGAGCAGACCCCCATGCCTTTCGGTGTGGGGGTTTTGTAATTTTTAAACTAACCGAAATAACCCCGCGATGGAATTAGTTGAAATAATTGCCCTGACTCATTTTGAAGATTCACGCATTGGTAGCGTGAGCAAAAAGATGAGGCTAAAAGTTCCGTCAGTACTTGCTGACGATCTTCAATCAATTGGTGTGATTGAAATAGTAAACCCCCCATTGGCGACCGTCCGATCAGTTCATACGACCGCACCGCAGGTCGTTGGGCGGGGCGTGTCGCCTGTATTATTGCAAGCGGACCAAGTCTCACCGAGGAAGATTGCAACCTTGTTGGAGACCAAGGATGGGCGACCATCGCCGTCAATGACAGCTATCGCAGAGCACCATTCTCAGACTGCTTATATGCTTGCGATGAACAATGGTGGCGAGTCCACTATGAGCGAGTCAAGTCAGAATACGAAGGTGAATGTTGGACTCAAGATGAGGGGGCGTCCAAGAGGTACAAAATCAATCGCATTGGGTCTGAGTACAAAGAAGGACTCGGCACTAATGGCGTAATCCATCAAGGGGGTAATAGCGGTTATCAAGCAATCAATCTTGCTTACTTGTGGGGCGCAAAGACTATTGTTCTGCTAGGATTGGATTGTTCGCTTTCACCCAAAGGCGAAGCGCATTGGTTTGGTCAGCATGGTGATGGATTAACAAATCATCAACCATTCCAGATGTGGCAAGCTAAGTTTCCGCAACTTGCAGTTGATCTGCAAGCTGAAGGTGTTAGAGTAATTAACGCAAGCAGACAGACAGCCCTGACTTGCTTTGAGCGTATGACGCTTGAGGAAGCAATTAAAGTATGTTGACCTTATTGACAGCAACAGGGGCAAGACCAAAGGCGTGGGCTATTTGCGAGCTTTGGATGGCGAGACAGACGTACAGAGGAGATGTTCGTTGGATCATTGTTGATGATGGCGAGCAAGCACAGCCAATCACATTCAGCAAAAAGAACTGGACATTAGAAGTAATTAGACCCAATCCATTCTGGCAAGATGGAATGAATACGCAAGCGCGTAATCTTCGGGCGGGGATGGATATTGTTGGCGCAGATGAGAGAGTTGTCTTTATTGAAGATGACGATTGGTATGCGGCTGATTGGCTTGAGACAGTTGATAAGAAATTTGAGAAAGCTGAGTTAATTGGTGAGGCTAATGCTCGCTATTACAACTTACCTCAAAAATCTTATCGACCAATGTTCAATACTTTGCACAGCAGTCTTTGCTCATCCGCTATTCGTGGTCAGGCATTAGATACATTTAGATCAGTTTGTCGAGCGCAAATTAAGTTCATTGATGTATTGCTGTGGCAAGCTCATGGTAACAATCATTTGTTTAGTGGTGAGCGTGTTCTTGGAATCAAGGGCATGGAAGGTCGCGGTGGCATTGGAGTTGGTCACGCAAAAGAATTCCGTGGAACAAGAGATGTTGGCGGTAAAATTTTGAAATCGTGGATTGGTGATGATGCTTTGGTTTATAAGCCAGAGGAAAAATTAAATGACGCAATTAGTTCGGAAAATTAAACGCACAAGCATAGTAACGACAGAGCCAATCACATTGGCAACTGCTCGATTACATTTGCGTCTTGATGCTGTTGGCTCTCCTGCGGCACATCCTGATGATGCTTTAGTGACTGCTTTAATTAAGACTGCTCGGGAAGCCGTTGAAGCGTATACTGAATTGACTGTTGCTCAGACAACTTATGCAATGGCTCTTGATGAATTTCCTGTCAATGAAATTGAATTAGGCACAAGCCCAGTTAATTCAATCACTAGCATCATGTATACCGACACTAATGGTGCTACTCAAACACTAAATGCCAATCAATACATTTTTGACTCTTACAGTAATCCCGCAAAAATTTTCCCTGTAACTATTTGGCCTCATACAAAAATAGTGCCGAATGCAGTCATTGTAAGATTTGCCGCAGGGTACACGGATAGCATGAGTCCTAATGAATATCCAATGCCGAGTGCTTTGAAGCAAGCTATGTTGTTATACATTGGTGAGCTTTATGAGAATAGAGAAGCTATCAATGTGGGCAACTTGGTAACTCCAATTCCATACGGCATGATTCATTTAATGACACCTTACAGAATTAACATGGGTGCGTGATGAGAATTTCTAAGCTTCAACAGCGCATTACTGTTCAGCGTAGAAGCACTACGCTTGATGCTTATGGGCAAGAAATAAATTCTTGGATAAACATTGGCACAGTGTGGGCAGAAGTTAAGCCATTAAGCGGTCGTGAAAAAATGCGATCAAATGCAATGGTTGTTGAGGCAGAATTGACTCATCAAGTAACAGTTAGGTATTCAGAATTATTTACGCCATCAACAACAGCTGACGCATGGCGAATATTGTTTGGCACACGCATCTTTAACATTACTGCTTCTATGAATGTTGATGAAGCAGATAAAACAATCATCTTTGATTGCACAGAAGGAAGCTTAGATGGGCAGTGAACAATTTGTAAGAATTGCTGGTCTAGCAGAATTGCAGAAGCTCTTAGATATTCTTCCCGCAAGAATGGAAGCAAATCTTATGCGCGGAGGTATGCGACAAGGTGCAAATTATTATAGAGATAGAGCTAGATCAAATGTTCCTCAAAAATCAGGCGCATTGATGAAAAGCATAAAAGTTAAGACAGCTGTTCGCAAAGGCAAAGTCATAACTCAAGTTGTAGCGGGTGGCGGTGATGTTTTTTATGCAAAATTTTTAGAATTTGGCACGGCATCTTTTTATGCGGGAAATGGTAAAACAGTAGGTGCTCCATATAAGATTGAGCCAAAAAATAAAAAGGCTTTAAAATTTGGAAATGTGCTAGCTCCTTATGTGATACATCAAGGCGTTAAGCCTGTTGCATTTATGCGTAGAGCATTTGATGGTGCGGAACATCAAGTCATTGAAATAACGGCAGACTACATTCGCAATCGTCTTGACACTCTAATTCTGAAATAAAAATGAATCCAGAACTAATCATTGCCGCAATGCTTAATACCGGAGGAATCACGGCATTGGTAAGCACTCGCAAAGCGATGACTCAGTTGCCGCAGAATACAATCTTCCCTGCGCTCGTTTATACAATTATTGATGCAACCCCATTGCCTCACATAAATTTTGCGACAGAACGCCAGATGGCGCGTGCTAGGGTGCAGATTAACCCCATTGCTAAAACAATGGCAGAAGTTAAATCAATCCATGACCAAGTTCGCTTGGCTATGGACTTTAAATTACAGCAAACATTTGCGGGCAAAACAGTTATCAGTAGCCGCCTAGATTTATTTGGATCACCAGATAAAGACTTGGATACTGGAACATGGACTCAACCCGCTGACTATATCGTGTCTTACTATGAGTGAGGCACATAACAGTTTCAGGCATTTGCTTGAAAATTCTGCCCGCATCCCTGTGGGCTTTTTTTAAAACCGAGAGGAAAAGACCATGACAGTCCGCACATCCGCAGGGACGACACTCCGAGTCACTGCATCAGCACCCGCTACGTTCAATAGCGCAGGGTATAACACTCTGTTTACAACATCTCCCGTCCCCGCACTTGTTGGTGAAATCACCGACTTGGGCGAGTTTGGTCGTGAGTATGCTTTAGTCACGCATATGCCAGTTGGCTCGCGTGGCACACAGAAGTTCAAAGGCTCATTCAACGAAGGCACAATCACTTTGTCTTTGGGTTTGGATACCGATGACGCAGGTCAAATTATTATGAAAGCCGCAAGCGTTTCTGATAATGACTATTCGTTTATGGTGACTACACAGAATGGCGACAGATACTTTTTCAGGGCACAAATCATGTCTTGGAAAGTAGGCGTTGGCTCTGTTGATTCAATCACTACTGCTACTGCAACATTGGAAATCACAACCAATGCCGCAGGAGTTGGTATTGTTGAATCACTCGCCGCTTAAAGAATTGCCGTAAATGGCAACACGCGCACCTACTCGGGTCAGTTCGCATCCTTCGCGGGGTGCGGCTGATTCGAGCAAGGGCAATAACTCTCCCCGCGAAAGGATTACTAAAATGTTTGATATCTCAGAACTAGCAGTTAAAGACACAGCAATCGTTGAATTAGAAACAGTTGATGGTGACGCTTTACTTGATGCAACAGGAAACCAACTTTCCATTACAGTCTACGGACCCGGAAGCAAAGCATTTCAAAAAGCACAAAGCATCCGCAATCGTGCCATTCTTGAGTATGTAAAGAAGGGTGGAAAGAAAATGAAAGAAGGCGAACAGCGCGAGCTTGATGCTGAGTTTCTTTCTGCTTGCACAGTCAGCTTTAATGGCTTCGGCTACAAAGAATTCACAGGCATTGAGATGTTTAAAGCGGCTTATCTTGATTCAGCCATCGGCTTCATTACTGAACAAGTAAATAAAGCTGTTGGTGATTGGGCAAATTTTACTCAGGCATCATCGAAGACCTAAGTCTTTATGCACGACAACTGGCTTGGTTCAGATCAATACCAGTTGTCAAGCAAGAGAAATCTGTTGCATCAGGCGATAAGCAAGCTGAGTTAACACGCGCTGAGAAGATTCAAAAAAATGGCGGCAAGCCATTGATGCCTGATGTTGGTGATGCTGAATATGTGATAACCTATTGGCAGGATTTAGGCATGGTAGAGATGGGCGCAATGGGTCCGATACCATTGTCAGCAAGAGAAATTTTATCTTGGCAACAATGCACAGGCGTAGAGCTTGAAGCATGGGAATATAGAGCGATCAAACAAATGTCACAGACTTATTTGATGCAAGCTAAAGAGAGTGAAAAGCCCGAGTGTGTTCCACCATTCGGTGATCCAGTAAGCGAGTTCGATAGAACTATCGTGAGCAATAAAGTCGGCAATGCTTTCAAAGCATTCATACAGGCAAAAAGGTAAGTCATGGCAACTACAGTAGGTCAGTTGACAATCGAGATGGCGGCTAACATTGTTCGCCTCCAACAAGATATGGACAAAGCCAAGAAGACAGTATCTTCTGCTATGGATTCTATTCAGAAAGCGGCAGACTCAGCGGCTAATGCTTTAGGTCTTATTGGCATTGGTTTATCTGGAGTTGCTATAGGTGCGTTTGTAAAAAATGCAATTGATGCCGCTGATCGATTGGATGATCTTTCAAAGAAAACTGGTCTGTCAGCTGAGAAATTATCAGGTCTCACATTTGCTTTTAAGATGAGCAATGTTGAGATTGAGGCAATGCAGAAATCATTTGTATTGCTTTCCAAAAATGTTATTGATAATGAAGATGCTTTTATTGCTCTTGGTATATCTGTAAAAAATGCAGATGGCACTTACAAAGCGGCAGACGTAATCTTTAAAGAAGTTGCTACGTTTTTTGAAAAGATGCCTGATGGTGTTTTGAAAACAAAACTAGCAACAGAGCTATTTGGTAAAGCGGGTGCTGAGTTAATTCCAATCTTGAATAGTGGTTCTGATGGAATTGAAGAAATGACAAACCGAGCAGAACAACTTGGTTTGATTATTTCAACAGAAGCAACAAAAGCATCTGAAGAATTTAAAGATCAGCTTGACACTTTGCAACAGCAGATGATCGCAATCACAGTAAATGGATTAACTCCATTTATAAAATCAGCTTCTGAGCTAATTGAAAGTTTGATGAAGTTGCCAAAGCTATTAGATGAGAATAAAACTGCATTGATGCTTTGGTCTGCAATCATTATTGCTCCTGCTATTGTCATGGGAATTCCTGCTCTAGTTGCAGGACTAAGCGCACTGGCGGCAGGAGTGGTAGCCGTAGGTCTTGCGTTTGCGGCTAATCCTATTGCACTAATATTGTTGACATTAACGGCGGCGGCTATTCCCGCGATCAATGCTATCAATGATTATTCCAATGCAAACAAAGCGGCAGAAAAAGCAAATGCAGGATTGAATCAATCTACTGCGGAAACAGCTAGATTGCTTCGTTTGAACAAAGACGCATCAGAAGCAAATAACAAAGCAAGTGATGAAGCGACATTGAAGATGGCAGAGGCGGCAATCAAAGCTAAAGAGAGAGCCGCTGAAGAAAAGAAATTGAATGATGAGCTTGTAAAACAGGCTGATGCTTATCGCAAACTAATTTCTAGCATTGATGAAAAAATAGCTTTAAATATAGCTGAAATAAATTCAACTGAAAAATTAACAGATGCACAAAAGCTAGAGATTAAATACAGAAATGATTTAGATACTGGAACTTTGAAACTAACTAAAACACAACAAGATGCTTTGTTTGTGAAAATAGCTGAATTAAAAGAAACAGAAAAAGGTCTTGCTTTAAAACAACAAGCTATTGATTTGGCAAAGCTAGAAAAAGAGATACTTGATGATTCAGCAAAATCTAATTACGCTGTCTATGAGGCTTTGGTAAAAAAGAATCAATCCATAGCTGATGAAGTTATCAAGCAAAAAGAATCTAATGCCACTATGTTATTAGGTGCTGATGCAGTTGAAAAATTAGGGATAGAAAAGTTGCGCGATCAAGCTATCTCAGCAGATCGTCTTGCGACAATCATGGAGGAAATCAATCCTGATGTTGCCAATACATATCGGGATCAGGCAAAAGCATTGAGAGATTTGGCAGATGCTAAAGATAAAGGTATTGGCATCAAAGCCGCTAAAGATGCACAAGATGCTTGGGATAAAGCGGCAACGTCTATTACTGATGGTTTAACAGATGCTTTGATGCGTGGCTTTGAATCAGGCAAAGGCTTTGTTGAAAACATTACAGACTTTATTAAAAACAAATTTAAGTCAACAGTCGCAGAATTTATTATTCGTCCGATCATGTCTCCGATTGGGAATATGTTTGCATCAATGATGCCGACAGCCGCAGGAGCCGCAAGCGGTGGCGGTGGAATGTTTGGCAATATTCTTGGCGGTGCAAGCCAGATGGGTTCTTTGTTCGGAACTGGTGCAAGCGCGACGATGGGCGGTGCAGGGTTCATGGACATGATGGGTGCGTCATCAGCCATGATGGGTAATGGAAGCATCATGGGCGGTCTAAGCCTTGGCGCGGGTGCGGTCATGCCTTATGTTGCGGCGGCGGCGGCTCTTGTGTCTTTGATTAAATCTATGGATGACTCAGGCACGATGCACGCGGGTGGAACAGCTACCGCATCTGCAACTGGTGCGAAAGCAACGACAGGCTCAGAACTGAATTTCGTTGTTGAAACAAATAAACAAATGCAGTCAAGCATTGTGACAATGGCGGGAAGCATCTCTAGCACATTGAATGGATTGCAACGCGCATTTGGAAAAGCTGAAGAAGTAGTTGTTGGTCTTGGCTTCGCAGATGACTCAAGCGCAGATGGTGCTTGGGGTGCATTGAAGATTCTTGCAAGTGGTAAGACTCTGGTTGATTGGGCAAGCGGTGTCGACAGATGGCCAGGATTTGAGTTCTCAGATGGAGAGGCAGGACTCGCAGAATTCACAGCAAAGATTGCAACAGATGTGAAGGGCATGATCTCTACACTCGGCTTGCCTGAGTGGGCTTTGGCTATCACAAACAATCTGCAAGAAGGCGCAACATTAGAACAAGTGTTAGCGACCTTGGAGCAAGTTGCTCTCATTAAAGTTCAATTGACAGAAGCAGGAAATGCTTTGACATTGATGGGCGGTCCATTGGCAGGACTAGCGGCGGCAGGAGATTCCGCTGTCTTAGCTGTAGCAGAGTTGGTTGGCGGCATTGATCAGTTGGTCTTGAAAGCTCAAGGCTTCATGGCTAACTATTACACAGAGCAAGAGCAAGCGGGTGTCTTAGCTTCAAGTCTCACACAATCACTTGAACAAGCGGGTTTCAGCCAAGCGCAAATTGCGGCTTTGATGACACGGCAAGACTTCAGGTCATTGCTTGAAAGTATTGATATAAATACAGATCAGGGTGCAAAACAGTTTGCCGCATTGCTTACTGTTCAACAACAATTTGTTGATGTGCAAGGTTACTTGGAGTCTCAAGGAGTTACATTACTTGAGCTTGCAGAAGCCGCACCTCAAGTAGCATTGTTAACTTTGATTAAAGATCAAGACGCAACAAACGCAACAACAGCATTAGAAGTAGCCCAAGTAACATCTGACTCATTGCTCTCAATGATTGATCAAGATGCAACAAATGCAACATCTGCTTTGCAAGTTGCTACAGCATCTGCTGATTCATTGTTGAATATCAATACTGGAGTCACAACAATGACAAATGCTATCACCACACTTGATGCAACAATGGCAAGCGGATTAAGTAACATTGCTTCTGCTACATCATCGGCAACAGCTATCGCTGATCGTGCCATAGCATCCGCTAATGCAAGCGCGGCAATCGCGGTCGCGGCATCAAACGCAGGAAGCGGAGTAAAGGATTCCACATTAGGTATTTCAGCTTATGCTTCTGGTGGCTCTTATCGTGGCGGCATGGCTTTGGTAGGTGAGCAAGGTCCTGAGTTGATTGACTTCAATAATGGCGGTCAGGTCTATACGGCAAATCAAACAGCGAATATTATTGGTGGTGAAGTTGCGGGTGAGATTCGCGCCTTGCGTAATGAAGTTTCTTTGCTTCGTTATGAGGCAAGATCAACGGCGGTCAGTTCTGCAAAGATTGCAAGACTGCAAGATAACTGGGATGTTCGTGGTCTTACTGTCAGAACAGATGTTGATCAACCTTTGGATACAGTAACAGTATGAAAGTCATAAAGCCAGTTACAGTTACTCCTGAGATGATTCTGTCTAGTAATGCGACAGAGGCTTACTCGCTTTGGAGTGCGGGGACAACATATGCAAAGAACGCAAAGGTAGATCATGGAATTCATTACTTCAATAGCTTAGTAAATTCCAATACTGGAAATGATCCAGATACAAGTCCAACATTCTGGGAGAACATTGGTCCTGATAACAAACACGCTATGTTTGATGGACAGATCAGCACAGAGACAACAAGAGCAACATCGCCTTTGACAGTCACCATTGCTTGCGGAATTGTTAACAGCGTTGCATTGATTGGATTAACTGGTTCATCTGTAACTATTACTGTCAGGGACAATGGAGCAAGTCCTCCAGTCTATACAAGAACAGTTGGCTTAGATGGCACAATCATTCTTGATTGGTATATGTATTTCTTCGAGCCATTTGTTCAACTTGGTGAAGTTGTTTTGACAGACTTGCCTCCATACGCATTGGGTAGAATAACAATGAGTCTATCTGGTGGAGGTGCTGTGGCTATTGGTGAATTGATTGTAGGCACAGCTTATGTTCTAGGCGCGGTAGGAACGGAACAAGGTGCAACAGTTGGCATCATTGATTACAGCCGTAAAGATACAGACCCTGACACTGGCGTAACAACATTCACTCGCAGAGCTTATTCAAAGAGAATGTCTGGTCAATTCTTGGTTGCCAATAATCAGATCAACGGAGTGCAACGAATACTGGCTGACATTCGCGCTGTGCCAAGCGTGTTCATTGGCTCTGAGTTGACAGATTACGCGCCTCTAGTTGTCTATGGTTTCTATCGTGATTTCAGCATTGACATTGCTTATCCAACACAGAGTTGGTGCAGGGTTGAAGTTGAAGGTTTGATCTAAAAGGAAAATTCAAAATGGCTATTACTGCATTACCAACGCCTCCGAGTCGGGATGATCCAACAAATTTTGCGACACGCGCAGATGCGTTCTTAGGTGCATTACCTACATTCGCAACAGAGGCAAATGCTCAAGCGGCAACTGTGAATGCTGATGCCGTTAGTTCTGCGGCTAGTGCGGTCACAGCTTCTACTGCGGCGGCGGGAGCTACTGCGGCGGCTAATGTAACGAAGTGGATAAGCGGAACTACTTACACAGAAGGCGTAATGGTATGGTCGCCAATTACTTATCTTTCTTACCGAAGAAAATCTACTGGCGGTGGAACAACTGACCCTAGTTCTGATTCTACTAATTGGGCGCAAGCGGCAGGAACTGGTGATGTAACGCTTGCAACAGCGCAGACCTTTACAGGTACTAAGACTTTCTCAGGCACATCATCTACTCAAGCGATTGTTTTAAACGATGCCGCAGAGGTAGCAACAGTATCAGCTACTGCGGCTACAGGCACTATTGCTTACGACATCACAACGCAGTCAGTGCTTTACTACACAAGTAACGCAAGTGCTAACTGGACAGTTAACTTCAGAGCCTCTAGCGGTACTTCATTGAATACTTTGATGAGCACAGGTCAATCAATGACTGTAGCTTTCTTAGTCACTCAAGGCTCTACTGCTTATTACAACTCTGCTGTGCAAGTGGATGGCACAACTTCTGGAGTTACTACACGTTGGTTAGGTGGCGCACCTACTGCGGGAAATGCTAGTGGCATCGATTCCATAAGGTATCTCATAATTAAAACGGGAAGTGCGACTTTCACTATCCTTGCCTCAGTAACACAGTTCAAAGCCTAATGAACACAGCCTACGTTTATACGCTGACAGACCCTAGAAATGGGATGCCCTTTTACGTTGGTAAAGGGCATGGAAAGCGTTGCGAGTTCCATTTGGATGAGGCTAAGTATTACACCAAGCGCAAGTCAAAGAAGTTAAACAAGATTCGTAAACTTATGTCGCTTGGAATGAAGCCAATCATTACCAAAGTTGAGGAAAATGTTTCTGATGCTCAGGCTATTGATTTTGAGTGTTTATTGATTGCTGAAATGCGTGATATTGGAATACCATTGACCAACATGACAGATGGCGGTGATGGTGCTAAAGGATATAAGCATACTGAAGAACACAAACAAAAGATGCACGAATTGTTTGCTGATCGTGTTTTTACAGAAGAACATCGTCAAGCAATGTCTAAGCCTAAGTCTGAAGAAGGTAGAGCAAATATTGCTAGAGCCAGATTGACTACAACTTATAGACCATCTGAAGAAACAAAGCGTAAAACTTCTGAAGCATTGTTAGGTCGCCCTAGTCCAATGAAAGGACGCAAACAATCTGATGAAGCAAAAGCTAAAATGAGTGCATATCGAAAGGGTTTGCCAAAACCTAAAGTTGATTGTCCTCATTGCCAAAAACATATCGCTGTTAATGTTGCAAAGCGTTGGCACTTTGATAACTGTAAAGATAAGGAATAACAATGCCGTTACAAGCTACTAGCGGGGCTGCATCCTACGATGCGTTCGGAGGAGGGGTTGTTGCTGAACCGAACTATATAGAGTCGTGCTTTTCAACATATCTCTACACAGGCACAGGTGCATCACAAACAATCACTAATAGCATTGACTTGTCTACTAAGGGTGGATTGGTTTGGCTAAAGAACAGAACAGGAACTTACGACCATTGGTTATGGGATACCGCTAGAGGTGCTGGTTACACTTTGCGTTCAAATTTGACAAACGCACAAGCAAACATTGGAACAACTGAGGGCGTTTCTTTTACGACTTCTGGTTTTTCAATGGGTAACAACATTAACTGGAATGGGTCATCATTAACTGCAACCTCATGGACATTCCGCAAGCAACCAAAGTTCTTTGATATTCAAACTTGGACAGGCACAGGTGCTAATAGGACAATTTCCCATGCACTAGGAAGTGTGCCAGCTTGCATTATTGTGAAGCGTACAGACACAACTGGTGATTGGCAGGTTTATCACAGGTCATTAGCAAACACAGAATACCTTGTTTTAAACAGTACAGCCGCTAAAGCAACAGGCGCAACTAGATGGAATAGCACAACCCCTACAAGCACAGTGTTTAGCATTGGAACTGACGCAACTGTTAATGCTTCTGGTGGAACTTATGTGGCATATATCTTTGCCCATGACGCAGGAGGCTTTGGCTTAACTGGTACAGACAATGTGATTTCGTGTGGGTCGTTTACGACTGATGGAAGTGGTTATGCAGATGTAAATTTAGGATACGAGCCTCAATGGATATTGATGAAGGCGAGTTCTGCGTCAGGGGCAGGAGAAAACTGGATTACTGTTGACAATATGCGTGGTTTAGTAGGAACAGGAACAGACTATAAAGCCGCTCGTCTATACCCTAATTTAAATAATGCAGAAGCGTCAGTTAATACTTGTCAAATTAGTTCTACAGGATTTAAGGCGTTTCAAAGTACAAGTGTCACCTACATCTACATAGCGATTCGTAGAGGCCCGATGAAAGTGCCTACGAGTGGGACGAGTGTGTTTAGTCCTGTTGCTAGAACTGGCACTGGTGCTGTAGCATCTATTACTGCTGGCTTCCCAGTTGATTTGGAAATTAGTAAAACAAGACCAATAGCTAATCCATCAGCATGGTTTGACCGTTTAAGAGGTGCTAACTTATGGCTTAGACCTTCTGGTACTGGTACAGAAGGTGAAACAACAGGTACTGGTACTCTTACTGGATGGGATAGTAATACAGGTGTAACAGTAGGTGCTGATGCATCAGATGGTCTTATCAATTTTGGTAGTAGAACATATGCTAACTGGATGTTCAGACGTGCTCCCGGTTTCTTTGATACTGTTTGCTATACAGGTACAGGAGCTAACGCCACACGCCCTCACAACTTAGGCGTAGTGCCTGAAATGATGATTGTGAAAAAACGCAGCACAACATCCAACTGGGCTGTTTACCATTCGGCATTAGGTGCTGCTGGTTGGATTTTGCTAAACACCACTGCGGCATCATCTAGCGGTTCGGATTTTTGGCAAAGTACAACCCCAACATCTACTAATTTTTACACTGGAACAAATGGTAATGTTGGAGACTCTGGTCAAACCTATGTTGCCTACCTATTTGCAACGCTTGCTGGCGTTTCTAAAGTAGGAAGCTATACAGGTAACGGTTCAAGTCAAACAATTGCCTGTGGCTTTACAGCAGGTGCTAGATTTATTTTAATTAAGCGCACAGATTCAACAGGTGATTGGTATGTATGGGACACAGCACGAGGCATTATTGCTGGCAATGACCCTTACTTGCTCTTGAACAGCACAGCCGCTGAAGTGACAAGCACCGACTACATTGACACATACAGTGCAGGGTTTGAGATTAGTTCAACTGCACCAGCCGCTATCAACGCCTCTGGTGGCACATATATCTTCTTGGCTATAGCATAAGGAACATCATGCAAGTACGAATTAAATCAACAGGTCAAGTCATGTACGAAGCAGAGTTTCGTGCATACACAAAAGCCAATGGTGGCCCATCATGGGAAACAACAACAACTGAAGTCTTAGAGGCTTTGGGTGCTGATGTAGTCTTTGAAGGCCCACAAGCTACTGGCGGTACTGTTTACCAATACTCTCAAGCTTCTGGTGTTGAGCAGATTGATGGCAAGTGGTACACCAAGTATGTGCTTGGTCCTGTCTTTACTGATACAACTGTTGAGGGTGTAACAACTACAGCCCTTGAGCATGAAACTGCATACAAGGCGTATAAGGATTCTGAACAGGCTAAAAATGTTCGTGCCACTCGCGATGCTAAGTTGGCTCAATCTGATTGGACACAAGTAGCTGACGCAAAAGTCAATAAGACAGCATGGGCAACTTATCGACAAGCCTTGCGCGATATTCCTTCACAAGCGGGATTCCCTTGGGATGTGACTTACCCAACTGCCCCATGAGGTAAGCCATGCAAGAAGTAGAGATTGATCCTGTGAAGTATGGTGTTCTTTGGGAGCGCGTACAGAACATGGACAAGAAGATGGACAAGATGGAAGCTCAGATTGCAGAGCTTCTTGAACTTGCCAACAAATCTAAGGGCGGCTTCTGGATGGGGATGACCATCGCATCAGGAGTTGGCGGTCTTGTAAGTTGGATTGTCGGACACATAAAGACATGAAAGATTGGGCTGTCGCTATTACTGCGGCAGTCCTTTTAGTCATCACGATTTTGTGGTGCATTGCAATTTTAATTTGGTACTGGTCGTGACATTTATCACGATCTTTTTTTTTGCTTCTGTAGAATATCGGTGTGTTCGATGGGCATGGACAGGAGATGTCTATAACCGAAAAGTAGTGTGCCTTGAATGGCAAAAGGTTGAGAGAAAATGATTCCCATTGACCCACTAAGTGCCTTAGCAGGGATACAAAACGCTATTTCGATGGTCAAGAAGGCAAGTAAGGTTGCCTCTGACTTAGGCTCTCTTGCCCCGATGATTGGCAAGATGTTTGATGCCAAGAGTACCGCTACTAAGGCATTGATTGATGCTAAGAAAAGCAAAGGCTCAAACATGGGGACTGCTCTCCAGATTGAGATGGCTCTTGAACAAGCTCGCGCATTTGAAGAAGAATTGAAAATGCTCTTTATGACCACAGGCAAGATTGATGTGTGGAATAAAATCAAAGCTCGTCAAGAACAGATGGATGTTGATGATGCAAGGGAGCTTCGTTCATTAGAGAGAGCAGAGAAGAAAGCAAAAGAAAAAGAAGCCGAGATGAATGAGTTGGCTATCATCATTGGTGGCTGTGCATTTGTTTTGTTCTTGGTTGCAATTGGCATTTATGAATTGATGGAGTTCTGCGACACAACTAGAAGGTGCGGTCGGTGAATGAATATCAAAAGACATTTGATATGTGCCTCAAGATATTTGTCTATGGATGCGTAGCATTATATTTTTTAGGCTTTCTCAAATTCTTGCCTGATGATTTGTCTGATAGGATTGTTAATCTGTTGCTTGGAAAGGTTGGTCTTGGCAAATGAAAATTTCACTCTATCAACAAAACGCTAAGATACTTTGGGAAGCACAGAGAGTTATCCATCAGCAGAACATGGAATATCTAGCGAGACTGAACCGCCAAGCTGAACAACAGCAAAAGGTTCAAGAGATCAAATCACATTGGGTAAAGGTTAATCAAGTGGATGTAATGGCATGAGATATATTTTGCTTCTGCTATTGCTTACTGGATGCAAAGATGTTTACCGCTATCCATGTCAGAACCCAGATAACTTTATCTTGCCTGAATGTCAGAAGCCAAAGTGTTTGTTCACTCAGCAATGTCCTGAATACTTAGTCGCACCAATCTTGGAAAAGAAAGTAACAGATGTCCAACAGCCAGAAGCCAAACCTAACAACTGAAGAATTTGAAGTTCGAGTTTGGGGCTTTGTTGTCGTAGTCGTGACTTGCATCCTTTGCTTCATTGTCATTGCGCTTTTGTATTCTGTGACCTTTGTGACTCAGCCAATCAAGAGCATGGCTCCGATTGACCAAGCCTATACCAAGATGCTAAACGACATTGTTTTGCTGATCGTTGGCGGCATTGGTGGGGTAATGACAAAGAGGGCGGCAGGGGCGGCTTCTAGGGCGTTCAATCCTACGCCACCATCCCAACCTATGTGTCAGACATTTCAAGGGCAGGGAGGAGGTTTTAACCAACCTTACAATTCTGGCTTCAGCCAAGCCTATAAGCCGCCTTCAGCTTATGGAGGCTTACCAAGTCAGCCATTCGGTGCAATGCCAGTATTCACCAATCCGCAACTGGATGAAAACTGGACACCGCCACCGCCACCAGATACCCCGCCTGACCATTTGGAATCAGATGCAGAACGGGAAGTTATCGCCCTAGCAAGAACCGAGGCTGACTAATGTTTCCAATTCCTTTGCCTTGGCTTATTGTCGGAGTGATTGTTTCTTTGTTCGGAACTTATCAAGTTGGTCATCATTACGGATGGCTTGAGCGAGACAATGACATGAAGATTGCCATTGCAAAAAAGAATGAGGAAGCAAGGGCGACTGAGCAGAAGCTCGGTGAACAACTTAATACCAATGCAACAAAGTTACAGGAGGCAACCAATGTCATTACTCAAAAGCAGTCTGCCCTTGATCGCGCTATTCGTTCTGGCAGGGTGCGCCTCCCAACCGCAAGTTGTCAGCAAGCCGCCTCAAGTCCCGCCATTGCCACCGCAGATAGCAAAGAAACAGGAAGCCAACCTGACGGAAAGACTGACCAAGCTTCTGATGCCGAGCGAGAAACCCTTATCGCCATCGCAGAAATAGTCGCGCAGGGTGATAGGAACACTTTGCAACTGAACTCTTGCATCGATGCTTACAATGAAGTGAGGAATCTTTTAAATGGTAAGTCCTGAACAATTACGCCAACTCAAGATTGAACCATCGTTGGCTGATCCATTCAATGAAACATTTGAACGCTTCAAAATTCTGACTCCAGTTCAGCAAGCCGCTTGGATTGGACAATGTGGTCATGAGTGCAATACCTTCAGAGTGCTTGAAGAAAATCTGAACTATCGTGCGGCAACTTTGCTGAAGTTATTTCCATTGACAGCAAAACGCGCTTGGGGTTTCACGCCTGAGAGTGCGGCACAGTACGAGCGTCAGCCAGTTAAGATTGCTAATCGCATTTACGGATCGCGTATGGGCAACAGGGATGAGGCATCGGGCGATGGGTTCTTGTACCGAGGCTCTGGATATTTACAGTTAACTGGCGCGGCAAATTTTTTCCATGCAGGGAAAGCATTGGGCGAGGACTTCGTTCGCAATCCTGATTTAGTAAGGACACCCAAGTATGCGAGTCTTACCGCAGGATGGTTCTGGCAGACTCACAACTTGAATCAGTATGCAGACAAAGAAGATTGGCTCATGCTGACAAAGCGAATCAATGGCGGCACGATCGGATTAGAAGATCGCAAGAAGCATATCGCACACGCCATTGAAGTTCTTACTTCTTAACAGCTCGCCATTCTCTTTCGCTACGATTGGCATTTGATTTGACTTTATTCCCTGTCAATTCAATTAAGCCTAGATCGTGCATTTCATTAAGCCGCCTTGCCACTTGATTACCATCAAGATTGGTGCATTGCGCTATGCCATCTTTCCCTAGAGGTCCAAATGCAAGCAAGCAATCAACAATACGTTGGTAGTGTTGCGGTGCATACTCTCTGATTGAATCAGCCGCTTCAAAAGAAGTAGCAGGGTCACTAGCTCTGACTCTTGGGAAAGCAGGAAATAATTTGTCAAACATTTTTCTGTAGTGCATGATCTTCTCCAAAGAGGTGAGGGTACTGGCGTTCGTCCGACATTGCTGTCGCGTTTTCCCCTCGGTGTTTTAAACAGAATTATTTTTTAATCCCTTAATTCTTGGGCTATTTTCACCAATTCTTGATTTGCAATACTCAATAAATTTTGGCATATTGAGATTTTCTTTCTGAGTTCCCCATCGCAGATTTTCAGCTCTGTTATTTATGGCGTTCTCATCAATGTGAATAACCACTGCTTTTTCACTAGGAGCAGGACCATGAAAAGCCTCACATATAAGACGATGAATTTTCATATTCCCAAATTTTCTATTTGTAATACTCATAAATTCATGCCTTGCTGTTCTTGATGCTTTTGATCTAGTTCCATAAGTTGGCTTAGTTGTGTATTTACGAATACCGCCATAAGGTGTAATTGCTTCACCCTCTGGCAGTTTTATTCGTCCCAATGAGCTAGCTAACATTCCCGCCTTGCTCGGTACGGGTTTCCATTGTTCGTTCATTTAGAAATGATAGCATATCAATGCTAAAAAGGTACATCGTCATCTTCAAGCTGTGGCAAGCCATCTTCACCTTTAGGGGTGTTCAGATATGCCCATCCATTCCAACCCCCTGCATCTGTTAGTGGGGTGCAATCAAGTTTGAGCATCGGACCTTTCTTTGTGTCAATAACTGAACCAACCCTCAGATACCGATTTTTATTTGCACCATCTTTGTTAACATAAGTACCTGTAATAACAGATACTTCATAAATTGTTTTTGCCATTGTTTTCTTTCAGTTGGTTAAGGGTAGTTAGCGTTACATCAACTTCTGCCAAAAATAGCAGAACTTCTGTCTCTAACTTATTTGCATATTCGTCATCGTATGGATAACGCTGTACGAACATTTGCAACTCTTGCGGTAGCCTTGGGTCAAAGCTAATGAAATCGCACCACTTGCGACCAGTACAAATCATTTGCCAAGTCATCTGAGCTTTGTGCTTGTTTGGAATCTTGCCATTCAGCAGGGTTTCAATATGCGTATTGGTCTGTGGGCATTTGATCTCTATCAAACCATCTTGGCCAACCAAACCATCAGGCGAAGCCCCCGCCATCAAAGTCGGGTGCTGAACAAATCCAACCTCATCAACTAAGACGCTGTTCTTCATCTCGTAAGCCGCCCTAGCAAGTGGCTCGGTCTCTGTGCCGTGAGCCATTGCAGGAGTGCTAAATGAATCTGCGCCCTTGCCTGTCAAGCGTTCGCAAACAAGTTGTGCCAAGTAGTTGTCGCGGCTTGCGGCATATCCTGTTTTGGTACGAGCCACAATGTCTTGAACCTTACTGGCAGTCACCCGACCAAGACGCGCGGCAAACCATTCTTCTGTGCCTTGTTCCATGATTTATCCTTGGCTTTCTGAAAGAGCTTTTTTACGAGCATCTTTTTTTGCAATGATTCTTTTCTGCAACTCTGTGTCGCCATTGGCAAACTGATAAGCCAATGTGAAAGATGCTTTCAGCGCGTCTGCATCCGAGGCGGCATCGATAGCGGCAAAGTGGTCAGCCATGACAGATTCATCAATCGTTGGCTTCTTGCTCCTTGAGGCGGCATTCCCATCATCGTCTTCTGGTGCGATTCCACAAGCCGCCATGAGCGAACCCCTGCGAGCATATGTAAGCGCGCTCATGTAGCCCTGTGGGTCTGTTTTAGCGGCAGGGAAATACAGGCGACCGCAGTTGAGGGACTCGCCTGATTCATGCAGGAACATTGTTTCCACAATTACGCCATCAGGATGTTCGTGATTCAGTTGGATCAGCGAGATCCCATTTTCATTCAGCGCATCAAGAACAGCATCTACGCATGATGCCAAATCTGCATAGCGTGAAATTTTATTTCCCTTTGAAAAAAATTCGTTTGTTGAATTTTTGATAATTGGCGAATAAGCCTTTTGTGCTTTGACTAAAGCTGTTGCTATTTGTTTCATTTGATGGCATCCAGTTGTTGTTTAATTTCAGAGATCAATTCTTCGTGGAGATTGACGATGTAACAAAGCTCGCGTATCTTGCCCTGCAACATTCCGACCTGATAGGAAAGCCTATCTCTTGGCTCGCCCCCTTCAAAGAGGCGAGATGAATCCTGCGCTATGGAAGCGATAATATAATCAGCGTTAAGTTTGCTCATATATCAAGCCTCTGAACAAATCTGTTGCCTTGCCATTTGTCGCCAAGCCTACGAACGCATCGAATCCATTGCCGTTGGTATGAGCGAATGGTTGCGGGAGGCGCATCGTACGTTCTAAAGATTTTGCGGACATGAATTAAAAGTCTTGTGTTCATTCTTCTCTCGCTTTCATCATTGCGTCAGCCACTATGTACGCATAATTTCCTATCCATGTATGAATCTCATCAACAACAGTTGACCCACGATCTGAGTTAATGATTACAGCTTCCATAGCTTTAGCCGCAAAGTAATCACGCAATGTCATTCCGCGAGAATTTGTTGCTTCGTCTTCTATATAGACACTTTGTATTGGGAATGCTGATATGTTCATAATTAGCCCCTCCAAGCAAGTAGCACACCAATACCGCCAAAGATGACGATGGCTAAAACACATTCAACTAAGGCAGTAATAATTTTTTGTTTCATTTCATTTTCCCTTTTAAATTAGATAAAAAAATTGCCGTCTTTTATTGATTCCCAAATGTCTACTACTTCAACATATTGTCCATAAGCAACGGCTCTGTCAAAATCTGTCTTATCAGCAATTTGATTTGTGCCATTATTAGAAACAAATCCCCACACTTGCTCCATGTGGTTGATCTTGTTTTCTAATTGAGTAAGTAAATTTTCTTTGCTGAAGCGAATCATGCTAAATCTCCCCAATCTTTAGAATTTGTTTCTTCGTTATAGCCTTGCGTGTAAGCGGCTCTTTCTTCAGCAGTTAAATTGTTCACATATTCAGAAACCAATGAACCGCCAACAAAGTAATGCGGATTAAAATCGCGTCCGTAATATTTATCGGCTGAACCCCTGTCGTATGCACCGCCATGCCGTGTGTATTCTGTTTTCATGCTAAAGCTCCCTCATGGTGCATTTCGTAATAGGCTTGAGCATCTTCCGCACTTGATGCTTCCCACTCGCGGCAAATAGCAACCTCATGACCATTGTTGAAAACAGCCATCCAAGCACCAGGAATTGTGCAATTAAGACGGTGGTGGAAGTATTCAGCTTGAAGATAAACTTCAGTGATTTTGATTTGTTTACGCATTTTCATTTCCTTTTAAAAGTCCCTTATGCGATTTTGCTAGGGCATGAATGAATTATAATCTAACTTATAAAGGAGATTACCCCTAAGACAAATTATTTCTTAGGGGTTTTCCCTTATCAAGCTAAAAGAATAGTCTCTGCTTCTGATTTCATTCTATTACCATTGCCGAACCATGCGTTGTTCATGCGGCTGTCAACATTGTGGCCTTTGTCGTGGTCAATGTATTGGGTGACTGCATTAAGCAATCCCCATCGTGTACCGTCTGAGCCTTGTAAATCAGCGCCCATGCCCTTACCCTCAAACAACTCTAGAACTTTGTTGTAGCCCCTAGATGGCTTGAACTCGGCAGTCTTTGGATCAAAATTAGCAGGGAATAAATTTGTCAGGAAGTCTTTGACAAAAGTCACACCGACTTGCTGACGAGCAAGATGACGGTATTTGTCCATCATGCCGTCAAAGCCGCTAACCACTAGGCCGAGCTTGTCACGCATCAGGCTCGCATCAAACTCTCGACCATGCGTAATATTGAACCGACTAGGAGCTTCCTCATTGTCAGCGGCTGAAAGAGTATTGTTGCAAACCACACGAACGCTAGTGAATTGTCCAACAGTTGCCGTAGAGCCATCGAAACTAGTAGACAACAGCAAATAACCGCGAACAGCATCATCGCCAAGCACGCAAGCCTCTTTGTTTGTGTTTGCCAATGCCCAAATACGCTTACCGCCTTTGATCGCTCCTGCGACCTCTAGCTTGAATCCTGCGCTTTGCATCAGCACATTGAAGAACTCCAGAACATCTTTAGGCTGATGGAGCTTGTATCGGTTAGTTACCAAGCCTAGAGGGGCAAAGGTGTCACTTCTGTAAACGACATTCTGACCTTGTACGCGCAACAAATCGCCATCAGAACCGTGTGGTTCAAAACGTACAGGAGAAACTTCAGCTTGCCAATCAAGACCAGCCATTTTTGCCCATGTGTCAATGTCAGCGTCAGGATTTAATTCTTGACCGAGACCATGCCAAGGCTTTTGCCCGACATAAGCGATTTCTGCCAAGCCTGTGATTGTGTTTTTTTCGATTAAATGTGCCATGATAATTTCCTTATTTAAATTTCAGAGTTAATCGGGGTGGTCAACCCCGAATATTTTTTAGACCACTTCTTCGATTTCTTTAAAAGAAACGAGCGCGCCATTGTTGAGAATTGAATTTTCAATTTGTCTTAGTGTTGGCAGAAACAACATATACGAATCAAAAGTGCATCCGCAAAGACGAGTTCCTTCTCTCCAACGCAATTCAACTTTCAAATAATCCATTGAAACAACTGTTGCAACAGTAGCCTCTGGCATTTCAGAGACAACAACTAATTGACCTACATACAAATTAGCTTGCTTAATAAATCTACGCATGATGTTTTCCTTTAAAAGACCCCGAGGGGATTGTTGTGATGTGACAGATTGCACATCTCAAGGCTCACCGCATGAGCCTCAAGATATGTAATCAGGCAACAATGGCTTTAAGAATTTGACATTGCAATTTTTCGCCATAATTGATTTTGAAATAATTTTGAACGTCTATTTCTTTGCATGACATACCATTGTTGAAAATGTTATTTCTTTGATTCAATACATTTTGAGCAAGGTCAAGGCGTGAAGCCCAACCAGCAACAACCCAACATTTTTGCCAGTCAGACCAAACAACTATGCAATGACTATATTTTTTAGTCTTGCTGTTACGGGTAACGATTGAACCATTTGGGCAGATTGCTGAATGTTTGTTCATTTTGATTTCCTTTTAATAGACCACAAGATGTTTGCGGCATAGGTGAATTATAAGGCAAATTAAATAAATAAACCAATTATTTTTAAAAGATTTGTAGGGGTTTTCCCTATATCATAAATATTTTTAAATTGGCTTATAATGACTCATATGAAAAAAACTGACGCTATAAAACTTGCAGGAAGCATAAAAGAACTTGCTATTCTTTTAGGCATTTCACAACCCGCAATTTCAATGTGGGGCGATGATGTTCCTAAAATGAGAGTTTTTCAACTTCGCGCCTTAAAGCCGGAGTGGTTTACATAATTTGAAACACGGCTAGGCAGGGCTTGATCACCTTGCTGAAAAGAGTTCTCCCCTCTCCTGCCGCAGTTTCTTTCAAGGGGATGTTTAAAAAGGCGGCTATGCACTATTACCAATTTAACATTGGCGACTATCACACTCACACCGATCATCTGTCAGAGATGGAGGATTTGGCTTATCGCCGAATGCTTGATTGGTGCTACTTACATGAAAAAGAGCTACCGCTTGATTATGAACAAATAGCAAGGCTTATTCGTATGCGCTCGCATACCGATTGCATTTCTATCGTAATTGAAGAATTTTTTGTTCAACATAATGGCGGTTGGATAAGTGAAAGAGTCCTTGAAGAAATCGGACATTACAGAGCCAAAATTGAACAAGCATCTAAAGCAGGGAAAGCATCAGCTGAACGGAGGCTTAACGGCAGTTCAACGGGCGTTCAACTAACCAATAACCAACAACCAATAACTAATAACCAAGAACTATTTAATGCAGATGCTGACGCATCTTTGTCGGCAGATAAACTGCCAACTTGTCCACATTCTGAAATTCTTTTACTTTACAAAAAACATTTACCGCATTTAACTCAACCTAGACTTTGGGATGGGAACAGACGAACGATCTTAAAATCAAGATGGATTCAAGCGGCAAAGCCATCAAACTATTCGCCAAAGGGTTATTTAAACAAAGAACAAGGTCTTGCATGGTGGGACTCATTCTTTGCTTACATAGCAAATGATTCTTCATTGGCTAATGGATTTAAAAATAAAGATCGGACTTGGATGCCTGACTTGGAATGGATTGTCACAGCATCTAACTTCTCAAAAATAATTGATGGGAAATATGCGAAATGAATAACAAGATTATTTTTACATTTGCTTTCTTAACTTTGATTATTTTTTGGTCATGGGTTTATTGGCTAACAGGGAATTTTTAAAAATGACATTCGCAAAACCTGAATCTAAAAGAAAAGATGAATTTGAGTTTTCCACATACTGTTCTGTTGATGGGTGTGGTTATAGATGGGCGGTTCATTGTGATGGCGACAAGCCTAAATGCTCACATCATCAATGGCAAAACGACAGGCCACAGAAAAAAGCGTTCACCTCATTGCCTGATTTGAAACCAAAGACTGTTTCACAATGGTATGAAGAAAAGGATGAATTCTGATGAATTATTTTGATGCAATGCGTATTCTAGATAAGGTGACTGAAGGTTCAACTTATCCTGAGAAAATAGTCAATTCAGCTCTAGAAATAACAGGCGACTTAGATGGACAAGGAACACCTCAAAGACACAGAAGCAAGGGAATGGATTGCAAGGTACAGGAAGAAGCAACTGGAAGAAGGCAAGGGCGAAGCCTTAGAGTGGTGGCGCAAGACATTGTCGGACATAGCCAAAAAGCGTGGTCAATTAGCGGCTGATGATTTGAGAAAAAGAATGAATATTCAAAGGAAAAAAAATGCAACAAGACATTGACATTGAAGCATTGTTAATGAAAGAGCGTGAACAATGCGTTATTGAATTGCTTAGATGCTTTGTCACAACTGATCAGATGCCAACATCCCGCGATGCTGTCACACACAATGAGGCGGTCAAAGAATGTATTGATGCTTTGATTGCGAGGAAAGACAAATGAGATATGCCGCAAGAGTGGATGCTAATCAGGCTGAGATAGTCAAAGCCTTGCGTGATGTTGGCGCATTTGTTTGGATTATTGGTTTGCCTGTGGATTTGCTCGTTGGCTATAAAGGCCATACATTCTTAATGGAAATAAAAACAACTTCAAAGAAGCGATTAACGGACTTGCAAAGAGAATTTTTTTCTAGTTGGGATGGTGGCATAGTTTGCAGGATTGATACTGTTGAATCGGCTTTGAGGATGATTGGAGTCGCTAAATGATCTATCACCTTGAAACAGCAGAGCAAGCAACATCTTTGATGCAAACTTTATGGCCAAAAGTAAAAACAGCATTACAAGCGGGAAGGAAACTTTCTCTTGAAATTAAGCCAGAGAAAAAAAGCCGAGATCAAGAAGAAAAATATCACGCAATGATTGCCGAAGTTGCCAAGCAAGCACAGCACATCGGAAGCCGTTGGAGTTCCGAAGATTTCAAACGCTTATTGATTGACCAATGGGCAAATGAAACAAATCGCAAGATCGGGCGACTCGTTCAAAGTTTAGACGGAGAACGTATTGTTCAACTTGGAATGCAGTCGCGCAAATTCTCAAAAGAAGATGCAAGCGAATTTATTGATTGGTTGGAAGCATGGGGTGCGACCAATGGAATTGTTTTTTCAACAAAAGGGGAATGAAATGTATTATTTTGAATTTGAAACAAGAATAGGTGCGGGATTGGAAGATGTATCAATTGAAATCAGATTTGATAGAGATGAAGATACAACTTTTGATAGAGAAGTTTTGTCTATTGAAAAAGATGGATTGGAGATTAGTGGTTGCTTCAGCACAGAATTTTTAGATGAGCTTGCTAAAAAAGGTGCTGACCTTTATATGGCAGAAATTGCTTGCGGAGAAAGAGATGTCTAAAAGAATCACTTTGCCAATTTCAGAAAAAGCTGAAGAAATAAAAAATCAGCTTGAACAAGATTTGGGAATTGAATTAACTTATTCCCAAGTATTCAATATTTTGATTCATTTCTATTCATCAAAAACAACTCAGCCTAAAACTCAATGGAGACCAATCAAATGAAATCACTTGCAATATCTTTTTGCGTGGCTTATCTTTTTGCGGCTTTTATAAATTGGCAATATGATCCTTCTGAATGGAGCGAGTTTGCGCGATTTGGATTGTTATTGTTTGGCTTTGTAGTTTTTGGAATGGTCAATGCTTCAAAGAAAAATGGTTAAATCATGCGAAAGAAAACAAAAAGAAAGCATTGGGGATTGGTCAACCCCATAGAACACGCAATCACTGGGGTTGCATTGATTGAACGCAAAGATTTGAATAAATTGCGTTTGTCAGAACTAGCGGCTCTAGATTCAATGCTTCGCGGAAGTGGTACTGTGCAAGATTGGCGTACTCTAGTGGATGTTCTGAATCTAACTGAGATGATGGCAAGCAATGGAATAGGGCACGAAGCCTTGGAGACTTGTGCCGTGGCACAGACAGCATTGCATGAGTCTGCAATACGCTATGAAAGAACAAAAAAAATGGGATTAAGTGGCATCGGAATCCAAGCGATTAGAGATTTGCTTGAATATGCTGATCTTCAACAAGCAAGCATCCCAAGATGCGATTTTGAAAAAATGATTATGAAAACAAAAAATTACATTAAATCTCGGAACGATAAAGTTGTTGAGATAGTATGAGATTTCCTAAACATAATTACATCAGAAGTCTTACTTTGCTCCGCAATGCAAGAGAAATTGCTTGTCAGCATTGTGGCGCTGATGACGGAACTGTAGTTGCCGCACATACTAATTTCGGAGGCGGCAAAGGGCGTTCAATCAAAGCTGACGACAACCTGATTGCAAGCCTCTGCTACAGATGCCACATGGAGATCGACCAAGGTAGCAACCTGTCCAAGGAGGAAAGGCAAATACTCTGGCAGAAGGCTCACCGCAAGACTGTTCAGCGTTTGGTCATGCTTCATTTGTGGCCTCACAATATTGCAGTCCCTGATTTAAAAAATTATTTTGAGCAAGAGCGATAGTACATACGGGGGGTGGTCATCGCCTAATCCCCAAAAAAAATACACGGTGGGGTTATTCTAAATTAACTTATTTTTGTGTTAGATTACTTATAAATAAAAGGCAAATATGACAAGCAAACTTGCAATTAAGTATAAAAAAACAGAAGAACTAATCCCTTATGTTTTAAATAGTCGCACTCATACAGAAGCACAAGTTGCACAGATCGCGGCAAGTATTAGGGAGTTTGGATTTACTAATCCTATTTTATTAGATGGAGAAAGTGGAATTCTTGCAGGGCATGGCAGGGTTATGGCGGCTCGCTTACTTCAACTTGATGCTGTCCCAACTATTGAAATTGCCAATCTTACAGAATCACAAAAAAAGGCATATGTAATTGCTGACAATAAGTTAGCGTTAAATGCAGGATGGGATGAAAACTCACTTGCTCTAGAGATAGCAGAATTAAAGAACCAAGATTACGACATTGAATTGCTTGGTTTTAGCAATGATGAGTTAAAAGAATTAAATGCAAAGTTGCTTGATGGAATTAACAAAGAAATACTTAATGAAAAATATACTAACAAGATCGATGTACCAATTTATAAACCACAAGGTGAGAAACCTGAAATAAGTGAACTTTTAGATAAGTCACGATATGAAACCCTAATAGAAGAAATTTATAACGATAAAGAAATCAATGATCAAGAAAGAGCATTTTTGATTGATTCAGCAACTCGGCATATTGTTTTTGATTACCAACAAATTGCAGAATACTATTCACACTCAAACGAGAGGATGCAAAAGTATATGGAAGATTCTGCACTAGTAATTATAGATTTTGATAAAGCAATAGAAAATGGATTTGTTAAGCTAACATATGAGTTAAAAGAAATGTTTGATATTGAAGACGATGAATAACGAATACACATTTATAAGGCATGGTCAAACGTATTGGAACAAAAATGGAATCATGCACGGTCAGTATGATATTCCGTTAAATGAAACAGGAAAAAAACAAGCAAAACAAATTGCAGAAGAATTAAAAAATGAACATTTTGATTTGTGTTTTTCTTCTACATTGAAAAGAGCAAGATCAACAGCTTATAGCATTTTGCTAAATCATAAAAATACAAAAATTTTTTATGAAGATAGACTTAAAGAATTAAGTAAGGGACTGCTTGAAGGTAAGCATTTAAACGGTGAAAAACTATTAAAAAATGAAGATTATAAGTTTTTAAAAAAATTTAACATTGAAAGTAAAAAAGACTTTTATCTAAGAGTTAAGGATTTTGTAAACGAAATTGAAGGTAAATACAAAAATAAAAAAATATTGATCGTTGCTCATAGTGGCACTATAAAAATGTTGTATTTTTCTTTCTATTATCCAAAATTACAAATTCATAAAGCCTACTATGATTTACATATCAAAAACTGTAAAGCTTATAAACCTGAAACAATGAAAATAAAGGATAAAAAAATGAAAATTGGATTTTTCCCAATGGTTGCAGACATATTGCATTCTGGACACGTTTTATCTCTAGAAGAAGCAAAAAAGCATTGCGACTTTTTAATTGTTGGACTTCACTGCAAGCCAAATTATAAAAATCCTCAACAATCAATCTATGAAAGATATATGCAGTTAAGAGCTGTTAAATGGATTGATGAGGTGATACCTTACGAGAACATTGATAAGGATAAAGATATGTTCATTTCATTGGACTATGATGTTTATTTTTTAGGTGAAGATCATAAGAATGAAGAATGGGAATTTAAAGATTTATTGCAAGAATTAGAAAAAGAAATTATTTATTTAAGAAGAAAACACAATTACAGTAGTAGTAGGATTAAAAATGAAAGCAAATAAAAAATTTGCAGTTTTTATTCTTACACATGGAAGACCTGATAATGTTATAACTTATCATTCTTTGCGTAATCATGGATACACTGGAAAAATTTATCTCATAGTTGATGATGAAGATAAAACTTTAGATGATTACAAGCAAAAATACAAAAATGAAGTAATTGTATTTAGCAAAAAGGAATATGAAAATAAGTTCGACATAATGGACAATTTTCAAAATAATAAAGTAATTGTTTATGCTAGAAATGCTTGTTATGACATAGCAAGAAATTTAGGTCTTGATTATTTTTTTGAATATGAAGATGACTACACGCAGTTTTTATATAGATGGGTTGAGAAAGATTCACTAAAAGCAAAACAAATAAAAAATCTAAATGAATTGTTACTTGCAATGATAAATTGTTTAGATGAAACGAACTCAACAACAATAGCTTTTGCACAAGGTGGTGACTTTATTGGTGGTGCTGGGTCGTTTAAAAATAATACATTTAAAAGAAAAGCAATGAATAGTTTTGTTTTTAAGGTAAATGAAGACCCATCAAAAGACACAATATTTATTGGAAGAATGAATGATGATGTCAATACCTATTTAACCAATGGAAAATTAGGAAAATTATTTTTTCAAATTTCACCAATTTGTTTGGTTCAACTTCCCACGCAATCAAATGCCGGAGGCAATACCGAAGCGTATAAGTCCTACGGCACATATGTCAAATCTTTTTATAGCGTCATTGCATCGCCAAGCTGTTGCAAAATTGATTTGATGGGAAGAATAAACAAAAGGATTCATCATCGCATAACATGGAGAAATGCTGTTCCTAAAATCTTAGATGAAAAAATTAGAAAGCCAAGGATCTAATTTTAGTTACAGCTCTATAAAATAAACACGGGGGGTCTATACCCTAAAATCCTAAAAAAAAACGGGTCGGGGGTTTAAAATAAATTTTTCAGGGCTTGTACCATGCAATATGTTGATTTTATTAAACTAGATGATGATGAGATTAACATTGATAAGCGACTGCGTAATTGGGCGATATGGGTAAGACCCAAGCGGGGATTTGGCGCAGTTCACCCTATGTTTCGTTGGTATAGACCCACAGAGCATTGGCAAGGCATTGGTGACAAATCATCCTGTGATCTACCAGATGCTGAAGCTGTTGAGCGAGTGATGCGTGATCTACCACAAGTTGAACGATTGGCAATCAAATGGTATTACATTGAATTTAGCTCACCGACCAAGATATGCAAAGTCTTGGGACTTTCATTGATTGATTTAAGAATGATAGTAAGGAAAGCTAGGAAAAATATTACAAGACTTCTACGGGGTGGTCTCTCATAATTCCTAAAAAAAATATGGGCGGGGCATCTAAAAAAAAACAACGTGGCTTGGTGCAAATTGATCAAATCATTAAGACAAATTATAATTTTGTAAAATAATTTATGTTTATGCAAAATAATGTTGCAATATTTTTTTGTTATGCAATAATGCAACTGTCAAGAGCGAATACGCAGAAGTTGACCACTATCTTTGCAGAGGTTTTAGCACCTCTGTATAGTTGTTTATTGCTTCATTCTGTATCACTTAAAACGACTCAATCAAATGTCAAATTCTGATAAGCGATTAAGTGGTTGGAAGCTACAGAAGATTCGTCATTTAAGAATGATGGAAACGCCTTTATGCTTGCATTGTCAAGCAAAGGGTATTGTAAAGCTCGGTGAAGAATTAGATCACATTGTGCCAATCTCTAAGGGAGGTACAAATGATGGATCAAACCTTCAAATGCTTTGCAAGCAATGTCATCTTACAAAGACGATAAACGATCTTGGCTACAGACCAAAAGCAAAAATTGGTCTAGACGGATGGCCTCAAGAGGAAGACAATTCTTCAAAAGGGGGGGGGCATTGAAAAAGTCCAAGCAAAACATATGCAAAAC